TCGTGTCCTTTATGTTTATGTCGTCAACGACGCCGGATAATTTCGGAAAATCGATTTGGATTTCTTCAATTTCCGATGTCAACGAAATGAACGCGTGATTTTTCGAAATGAACGTGACGATCACGAACGAATCTTTTTTCGGAATTATTGCGATCCCTTTTGTCGATTCGATTTCCGATTGTAAACGACATTCGAACATTGTGTTTTCGGAATGAATCAATTCAACGTCGGCGATCCGCTTGTCGATGTCAACGCTTTTCACTTTGCCGACCGCCGAATAAATTTCGACCGACGGATCATTTGACAACTGTTTTATGATTTCCGATATTGTCATTTTTTTACGCCTTGCAACCTATATAAATTTTTTGACGGAATCCGCCAACGCCGAAAGAAGTTTCAACAGTTTCAACCTTATAATTTCCAGATCGTTCCGGAAACTTGTCGTCGTTCAATTCAATCGTGTCGCCGTGTTGAACCTTTGGCGAACCGAATGTCGTAAATGATCCGCGCCAACCAGCGAATTTTAATTTTTTTATTTCGCGATCCGCCGTCTTTTTCAATTCCGATTCTGTCAAATTATAAAACGTCAACGTCCGGTTGTCGCCGTCCGGATCACCGGTTTCGATCTGGATTTTTTTATTTGTCGGCAACATCGAAATCGCGGTGACCTTTATTTTGACATCGTCGTCGCGAACGAATTCAAGATCGTTCGAAATTATGTTCCTATTGAAATCGAATTTGTGTGTTCCGAACGCGCCGGAATAAGCCAACCCAACAAACAATTTTCCGTCACGAATGAACGATGTCAATCCGTATGTCTTTTTCAATTCGTCCAAAACGTTGACAACGTTGACGCGCGTGACCTTGAATGATCCCAATTCCGCGTCGACGACTTCGAACGGAATGTCGGTCACCAGATCACCAATCAAACTTTTCAACGAAACGGATTTCCACGATTTCGTGAACGTTTTTTGTTTCAATTTCCACGATTCATCTTCGCACGATATTTTGAACGGCGAACCGGAATGAATTTTCGAAACGTAACCCGTGAAAACTGTTTTGATTGACGCGTTTTCAATGTCGGCGTCGTAATAACCAACGCCGATCGTCACCGTGTCGCCACGTTTGAAAACATTGTTGTCACCGCCGACAATCGTTTCGCCGTTTTTCAAAAACCTGTTTGGAATTACAATCGACGCCGTGTCCGTGAATGTTTTCCACGACGACGAAACCGTCAATTCGTTGACATACGAAAACGATTTTCCGGCGATTGTAATATTTGAAACAAGACGCAACATTTCTATTTTTTACCTTGTCCGACGTTCGGTTTTTTGTAAACTTTTGACGACTTTGTTTTCGAATTCTTTTTCGCGTGACGTTTCAATTTGCGTCGCGGACGCGGATCGAATCCGTTTCCGCTTTCTTTTCCCTTTTTCATATTTCAATCAGTTCGATCGGCGTGTCGGAAATCATTCGAATTTCGAACGGTTGACCGGCGCGTTGACCAGATATTTGACCGACCGTGAACGAATCAATCACGACGTTTCTGATTTCAAAGAAATCCAGAAAATCGGAAATGATTTCGAACGATGTCGGAATTTTAAAAATTTCAATCAGTTTCCGGACGTCGGATTCCGGATATTTCATTTGCCCGTCGGTCACCGTAAAATTGCGCGCCGTTTCAAACGATTCGCCGGTGATAATTCCGGACGCGGTGATCTGGAAATCGCCGTCACTTATGTATTCTTTCACCGTTCCGTTGCGACCTTGAATCGGCGTCGAAATAATGTTTTTCGATTGCGAAACGTCAAACAAGACGGCGTCGATCCGGATTCCGTCGAACGAAATTGTTTTTCCGTCCAGCGTCTTATAATTTCCGCGCGGAATTTCCATATTGGACAACACCGGCGTTCCGAAATACGACATTCGAACCAAACTGTCAACGTTTGTGTTTTTCGGTGTCGGATAAAATTTGACCGGCGTGATATAACTGTCAACCGGCGCGAATTTGTAGTTCATTATTCGGAAATTATTTGCGTGTCGTTGATCGCTTGTAATAAAACTTTTGTGACCATTTCTTTAATCTGGACGGTTGATTCCGTCAACGTCGATGTTTTCAGATCAATTTTTTCAACCAGTTTTTCAATGTTGATATTGAAAACTTTTGGTGAACCGGCTTTTATTTCCGACAATCCCGAACCAAGTGACGACGACTTTGAACCGGTTGATCCCAAACGTCCGCCGGCGGTCGGCGACTTTGCCGACATCGACTTTTCGGACATTGACGACGCCAACACCAACGGCGAAAACGATTTTTGCGTTTCTTGTAATGACAAGACGCCGGATCGCGTTCCGTTGATCACGCCGTCCGCATAAACTTTTTCAAGTTCGTCGAATTTCGCACCTTTGAACGCGTCGTTCATTCCGGCGGTCAATCCGTTTCCTATTTGCCTACCGACTTCCAAAAATGGATTTGCCTTGATTAAATTGTCGCCCAACTTTGCCAACAAATCCGGAATCGCTTTGAAATCACCGGTGAATATTGCTTTGAGCAAACCGCCAACGTCTTTCAACGCGTTCCAAATAGCCAACGGAACACCTTTCACCGCGCCGATCACGATGTCCGGAATCCTTTTGAACGTGTCAACGATGTTCGAAAATAACTGTTTGACGGACGCCCAAACACCAAGCATAAACGCGCGGAATCCGTCCGACTTTTGCCATAAAATCGCGAACACCGCAATCAATCCGACGACCAGTCCAATCACCCTGCCGATCGGATTCAATGACATTATAAAATTCAAAATCGTGAACGCGCCGGACGCCAATCCAATTGAAATCGCGAACGCGTTCGTCCAGATCGTCGCGATCCCGAACGCCACGCCCCAAACACCAAGCGCAACCGTCAAAATTTTGATCGCGTCAATATTGTTGGTCACGAATCCGACAACCGCTTGTAATGCGTCCGTGATTCCGCCCAACACCGGCAACAACGCCGTTCCGATAACTTTTCCCAATTCTTGCAACGTACCAAGCAATGTCGAAATTCGTCCGCCGACTGTTTGTGATTGTTTGTCCATCATTCCGAAAAACATTCCACCAGCACCCGTCGCGTTTTGAAAAGATTCTTTCACCATATCCGCCGAAATTGCGCCGGATTCCATTTTCTTTCTTAGTGATCCCATTGATTCGCCTGTCCGTTCGGAAATTTCTTTCAACGGATTGAATCCGGCGTTGATCAACTGTAAAAGGTCTTGACCTTGCAATTTGCCGGCGGACGTCAATTGCGCGAACGCCAACGTCATTTGTGACAACTTTTCGGCGTTTCCACCGGACGCGTCGCCCAACATTCGCATTGTCGGAATAACGTCGTCACCAGCGATTCCAAATTGTAGTAATACTTTCGCCGAATCTTCGACCGCCTTGTTGTCGAACGGCGTCACGTTTGCGAATTCCGCCAAATCGCCCAACATTTTATTCGCGTTGCCGATTCCGCCCAACATTACACCGAACGACGTTTTCGTTTGTTCCGCTTCAATCCCTAAACTGAAAATTTCTTTCGTCAACGACGCGACACCGAAACCGATCCCAAGTCCGGCGACCAATTGTGTCAATCCGCCGAACGTCGATTCCATTGACGACGTCGCGGATTCCGCGTCTTTCATTCCTTTGGTGAAACGATCCGTCAACAATAAAATGTGTTCCTGTACCGTTGCCATTTTTTAAACGTTTATTTTTTGACCGTTCCGGTGATCTTCAAAGTCCAAAACGAAAACCAGATCATTCCACAATTTCGCGAATTCGTCGTCGTCCAGCGTTGCCGGATCGACCTTAAAATGAAAACGGACAAGCGCGGACATTTTCCGCAATTCGTCCGTTTCCGATTTGATTGATCCGCGTATTTTGTAGCGTTTTATAGTTTCTTCAAAATCGTTTTTTTTAGTTCGAATAATTTATACGCCGACATACACGCCGAAATCAACAATTGTTCGTCTTTGCGGATTTGTTCGTCGCCCGAAACCCAACAGGAATTTAGTATCAGTTCACCGGCTTGCAAATATTTAGGTTTTTCACCGCCCGTCGGCATTATCAAACCGATCACGATTTCCAAAACTACACGATCGATCGGCGACAATTGACATTTGTATTCAACATTTTCGTCGTCGAAAACAGAAATTTCGAATTTTGGTGTTTTACCGTTTGCCATTTTTTATAAGTAAGTTATGTGTGAACAAACCAATTCGAAATCGCGTTTCAAATCCGTGTCGCCCTGTGATCCAGAAACGCCGTCGGATAAAAATTCGCAATTTTTCAACGTGTGTGTGACAACGTTCGCGCCGGTTGGATGTAAATACACGACAACGATGTCGAACGCTGGAATTTTCAAAAGTGATCCGCCCAACGCCAAAACAGATTTCCGCAACGCTTCGACGTCATTCATTGACATCGTGATTTTTGCTTTCGCGTTGATCGCGCCGTGTCCGCGTGAAACCGGACGATCACCAGCACCGAAATTGTTTTCCTTTTTCTGTTCTTCGCTATATTCAATTGACGAAATAGACGGAACAGGAACGCCGGAAATAAGCGCGTTGATTTGCGCGAAATCATAAGCGCGCCCGTTGATCAATGGATTCATTGTTTTATGTTTTTACTGTTATTTATAAACTGGTTGCAAATCCGATGTTGATGTCGATTTGACGCGCAACGCCAACCGGAACAATCGTGATTCCGATGTTCAATGTCGATGTCGACAAAACGTTTTGTGACGGATCGATGTTCACTTCGAACGCCGAAATTTCGCCGTCCGTCAACATTGCGTCCAACGCGCGTTTTGCGTTGTTGGCGAAATGTGACACCGTTGTTTCTTGCAACGTTCCGTCTGGTTTCAAATACAACGGCGCGGAAATGTCCGGCGTCATAAATGTCCGAACACCGCGAATCGCTTTTTGAATCGTCCGGTTGTTTTCCAAATACGCATAATCACCGGTTTCCGGTGTCGCGGTTGACGAATCGTTCGCATAAGTTCCGGCGATTCCGGAATGTTTGCGGAAAAATATCCAACCTTTTGTTTCGATTTGTGTCAACAACGATTCCGTTTGGTTTTTCACCAACGCGCCGTCGCCGAACGCCGGAACGTCTAATTCCAAACCGGTCACCGCGTTGAATTTCGCAACCCAACCGATATTTTCGTGAACCTTTGACGCCGACAACAATCCAACGATTGCGCCAACGTTCGGAACACTAACACCAACCGCCGTCGCCAAATCCGCCCCGTCCGCCGATCCGTCTTGACCAGCAACAACGCCGACATTCGGACAAGCCAACGCGCGAAGATTCGCGAGTGACGCCAACGCAATTCCAGACGTGTCACAACCGTAAACGATCACACACGGCGCGAAAACGTCGAACATATTCGTCGCCGATGATTGCAACGATGTCAATGTTCCGGACGCGTACGCCGTCAAACAGTCGATCACGCCAAATTGACGAATCTTCTTTTCCGCGAACAATTGAACGGTTTCAACGAACGAATAATCGATCACCGCCGAATCGTCAATTCCAACATACACAACCGCTTTTTTGTTCAATCGGAACAATTCGGCAATTTGATAATGTAAAATTTTTATTTCGTCAACGGCGGAATCAACTGTGATCCCCAAATCGATCGCGTCTTGTTTCGAATAGATCGGTTTGATCCGATCGGTCGTTGTGAAACCAGCCGGCAAATCGGCGTTCGCCATAAATGTCACCAAACCGGTGACGTGATCTTCGCCCGACAACGGACGACCAAGTCCGCCCGACAATAATGTGAATGTGATTCCGTTCATTTCTTTATTTTTTTCAAGGTGATTATACTGTCAACAATGTCCATTCCAAAACAACCGTTCCGGTTGCGCCAACCGCGTCAACACCAGCCCAACCGTCCGCAATGTTCAAATAAACGGCGTGTGAATCCGCTTCATTGATCAACAACGATGTCGTCACGGTTTCAACTTCGACCGTTTCGTCGCAATCGTCCATTGTTTGACCGGTCAAAAGGTTTTCGAAACCAGCCGTTCCGCCCAACACCGCAACCGCGCCCGTCGCGACTGTTGTTCCAACACCAAGATCCGGCGTGTCGGCAATATTCGCAAACGGATCAACCGTTGATTTCACCGCAACCGACAATTTCGTCGCGCGTGTTACTATTGCACCAGCCGGCAAATTATAGATCAATTTTCCGTCCGCTTTCGACGCGTTCGTTGTCGTGATCAATTCAAGATCGGTGATGTCTATTTTTGTGATGTGGTGTTGTCCGTCGCCGAATTCGCGCGCAACACAATTTGTTCCGGCAACGCCGACGTTCAATGTGTTTCCCTCACCAGATCCAAAAGGTTGTTTGATTGTTGCCATTTTTTTTAAGTTTTTAGTGTTTTTAAAGAAAAACGCCGATCGGATTTTTCCGTCCGGCGTTTTTACCTTTTATAAATTCAACCAATGAATTTCAAATGATTATGATTTTTGTTCGATCGCCCAAACACCAGCGTTGTCCGTTCTCAAAATTTTTGAACCAGCGACAACCATTGCGGAAAATATCGATCCGTAATATTCCGGCGCGTTTTCACTTGAAAAAACTTTCGTTTGTCCGATTGCTTTCGCAACCGAATATTGTGACCAAGCAATTGAACCAGCGCAATCCGTTGTTGCGTCCGCCGTTCCAATCGCGACACGCGCTTTCGAACCGTTGAATTTCACCACGTTTGAACGTTTGAAGATCTTGAAACCAAACAATGTCGCAATTGTTCCGTCCGGTTGTGACGCCGATCCGTTCATAAATTGATTCGACATAATTTCGGAAATACTGAAAAGATCGCCGAACATTATCGAATCCAACATAAGGAAACGACCGTTTGCCGGAACGTTGTCCTGATCCATTCTTGTCGCCAACAACGCGATGTCCGCTTTCGTCAAACATTTACGTGTTCCGGTTGCCGTTGAATTTGGCAACAACGCGGTTGTCGCGCCGGTTGTTTGAATAACGCGTGACGTGTCGGACGGTGTCCAATTGTATAAAATTTCCTTTGAAACGCGATCCGCTAACATTGCGAATTGTTGACCGGTAACCGATTGACGTTTCAAATATGACGTTTGCATTTCGTCCAGATCGGTGATCAACACCGGATCGGTTGTGAATTCTGCCAACGAATAGTTCAAATCCGTGTCCGTACGTTGTGCAATTGTAGCCGGCAACGACGAACGATTCTTTTCAACGGCAACCAACGATCCGGATTGTGGAACGTGAACGGTTTTGTTGTTTACATAAGCGGAATGATCAACCGCAAAATTCATATATTCATTTCCGGCAAATAATTGTTCGGCAATGTCCGCCGTCCAAATTTCTGTTTGTAATGCCATAAGCGAAAAACCGCCGATGTTTCCAATTGCGAACAATTGCGGAATAGTTCCGATCGCAAAAATACCGAACGCAACCGCGCCGATTCCAATTTCCGGAACGGCGAAATTCGCGATTGTTCCGACAAAAAACGCCAACATTGCGTTGACCATTATCCCGATTTTACTGATTGACTTTTTCATTTTTTATTGATTGTAGATTTTTAAAAATTAAACGGTTGGTTGAACGCCGTATTGTTTGAAATAAATTTTCGCGAACAATTCCGGATTTTCGTTTTTGATCTTCGCGATCAATTTCGAACCGTCCGCCGTCTTTTCAACTTCGCGCAACGTTTTGCCGTTGATCAAACCGTCCGTTCCGTCAATTTCTTTTCCGGTTGCGTCTTTGATCACGTTGGTCACTTTCACCGCTTTTTTTGCGATCGCGCCGATCATAGTGTTGAACACTTTCAAATCGTTTTTCGCGATCACCAACATTTCCGCTTTTTTGGTGACGTCAATTTTGCCGTCGTTCACCGCGCCGTCAACCGCTTGTTCCGCGATCGTGTCCGTTGCGCTGGTTGCCGTTGCTGAAAGTTCCGCGATCTTTGCGTCTTTTTCTGCGTTGGCGGATTCCAGTTCGGTGATTTTTGCTTTTAATGATTCAACGGTTTCGATCACCGCCGTTTCGATTTTATCCGTGTCCGTTTCTTGTTCGTTGTTTTTGAACAATTTCAGTTCGGTGAATTTTGCGTGAATTTTTTTCATTGTGATCTGATTTTCGTTTTTAATATTCCGTTTGAATAATTCGTTTGCAAATGAATAGATTGTTTTCGAATCGTTCACAAACAATCCAACGTTTCGTTCCGTCTTTACAATTGAATCTATCAAACCAGCCGTCAACGATTGTTCCGCCGTGAACCAAGTTTCCGCCGACATTATCGAATCGATCTGATCTTTTTCATAGTGTGAATTATTCGACAAAATCGTTTTGATCACGTCTTTGAATTGTGACAATGTTTCTTTTTCGCCGTCCGTCAATTCGTTGTTTGTTTCGAACGACGGATCGTGAATCATAAGACGACCAAAGTCGTTCATAAAACGTTTTTTCCCGTTCACGAATATCACACCAGCGATCGACGCGCCGATTCCGTCAATATACGTGTCAACCGGAATCGTTGAATTGCGAATCGCCGAAATGATCGACAATCCGTCAATGATTGATCCACCGCCGGAATTGATCCGGACGTTGATTTGTTTGACGTCGTTTTTCATTACTGATTGAATGAAATCGAAATCGTCCGCGACACGTTGACCAGATATTCCGTCACCGGTGTTCGGATCGACGCCGATCGGCGCAAACAAATAATAATCCAACACGCCGTTCGTGACGTTTTTCGCATTGAATAAATTCGAATGAATTGTTTTCATAGTCAACAAAAGTATGTTGATAAAAATCAAACAGGTATTTTCGCAACGAATTATTTTCGTCTTTACCAAAAAAAATCGAATGAAAAAAAACGATTCAACAATTGCGAACCGGACAAAATTTGTAAAAGATTCAATAAATTCGCGACCGGTTGGCGAAAAAATTGAATCTGTTGTTCGTGATTTGGCGGACAAACTTTTTTTGTCGCCGTTTACGATCTGGAAAGATTATCAACGCGAACAACCGTCCGCGCCAAAAGGAAAACAATCGAATCGATATTAGTCCGGCAAAACCAAAATTTCGTTCGAATGTCCTATTCCGGACAACATAACGCGCGCGCGTGTTGCCGGCGGATCGAATGAATGAATTTCGGCGATCGACGTTTCCAAAAACTGATCGTGAATTCCGTCGCCGTCAACGAATGTTGATCGCAACGCCGAACCGGACGTGATCCAGCCGTTGCCGTTGTTGTATTGAACCAACACATTCGTTTCCGGTGCAACGTCCAGCAAATCAAAACGGAAATAAATTTTTGCCAACGCCGGATTCGATCCGGTGAACCACCACCACGCGCCAACCATTGCAACGTCGGCGGTTTCGGATTCCGGAAAATTGATCGTCAATCCAATTGATCCAACGGTGTCCGGAATCATATTGATCAACTGATCGGCAAAACGGCGTTCCGCGCCGTCGTCCGTGATCATTGTCGAGTAACTAACAACCCACGTCAAAACGTTGTCGTGATCTGTGTTTTGTTGTTCCGTAACGCGCAACAATGGATTGAAATTTTCCGTGTTGAACATATTGATCGACGTGTGAATCTTTTCGATCAGATCCAGAAAATCGATGTCGTTTGATTCGTCTGGACGACCGGACGAATTGTTTGTTTTATAGGTTTCGAATCCAATGTGAAATTTGACAACAAGGTTTCCGATCTGGATTCCGCCGGATTGACTTTTCCAATCGAAATTTTCGAATTCAATAAAACAACACGGAAATTTCACCGGATTGTTTTTCGATTCGCGTTCGAATTGATTGTTGAACAAATCGATCGTTTTGATTTCCGGAACACGCGCGATCAACCGCGATTTTATTTGGTTGTATAGGTATTTTTTCACGATTTCATTATTTTATTCACTTCGAACGCGATTTCGTTTCGGACGTTCATAATCAATCTTTGCGAAGATCCAATGAATTGACGTTTCGGATTATTTCCTAAACCGCGATTGTGGTATTCGCCGTATTTGGTACCGTAAAAACCGACAACAACGCGCGACCAGTTCGTCGTTTTCACTTTGCCGGAATTTTTCAACACACCAGAATCAACCAGCAACGCGCGCGTTTTTTTATTCCGGCGATCCGATTTGTTTTTCGATTTGCGCGCCGTCCACGCGTCAAACGTCAAATCGGTGAATCCGCCGTCGCGAAATGACTTTTGAAAATGTTTCAACGCGATTCCGCCAATCTTGACCGGCAATTTTGATTTCGCCGATTGCAACAACTTAATTTTTTTCGCAAATTCAAATTTCTTCGCCACGTTGCAAAATTATTTATTTGGAATTCTTTTCGGAAATTTCTGTTTGGATTCGTCCGTTTCTTCGAAAACGAATTCACCGGTTTGATCTTTTATTTTCGATCCGTGTTCATTCGTTCCATAATAAATTTCGTCCGGAATTTCGTCCGGAAACGCTGGACAAGATCCGCGATCGACGTCGTAATGTTTACAGGAAAAACATATTGGTTGATTGAATGTCATTTTGAAATTATTTGTGTTGCCGTTTCAATAAATTTTTCGACCGTCGTCACACCTTGCAAATGTTGTGTGTGATATTTTTTCAACATAAGTTCGGAAACTTCTTTCGCCAATGGACGCGGTGTTTTCGATGTTGTATATTCCGCCCAACATTCCGCGATCATTTCAACGTTCCGGTGTGATCGGATTTTTCCAGCCGTCGCGCCGTATTCCGACAAACGATCCGTCACCGCGCCGATTCCGGCGTTGTGTTCGCGGTTGAATATAGCAACAAAATCCGGATCGTTTTTGAACGAAACAAGTCCGTCGATTTCGTGACCTAATTCGTGATTCATTATGTATTTGAAATCCGTTGATCCCTTTGTGAACCAACCGCGTTCGGACATATTTTTCACCAACGCGTCCAATTGCGGTTTTGTGAATTTTGTCGACATATAAATTCCGTGATACTTTGAAACGTCAACCGTTTTTTCACCGACACGCATTGGTTTGAAATCGAATGAAAAAGCGATTCCATTGTTTGACTGTTTTGGGATCAATCCGCGAACCGTTTTCAAAATATATTTTTCCGCTTGTTCAACACCGCGCGTTTTGACTAAGGTTTCATAAATATAATTTGTGCGATATACTTCCAAAAATTCCTTTTCCAACGCTTTTTGGAAACCGGTCACCGATCCGAATCCGTTCATTTTATATTTTGGCATCAACGATTTTGTTTGAAACACCGATTCGTTCATTGCGTTGGCGACATCGATGTCAAGTCCTTTGAAATCAACTTGACCAATTTCCAAAACTTCGCGCGCGAATTTTTCCGCGTCCTTTATGTTTTTTGCCGGAATGAATCTCCGTACCGGATCAACAACCGTCGTCGCCGGTGTTTCCGGAACGATCTTGACTTTTTTCGGCAACGGCGGAACGGGCAAATTGAAATTGTTTTCCTTTAAAAGTTTATAACGATCGGACACCAGAAAATACGGGTGTTCCGGTTGCCAAATTATTTTATCGATTCCAGCGTTGCCGTCAAACAGTTTTGACGGCGTGTATTCCTGTTTGACTTGTTCGATCTTTGCGTCCGGCGTTTTTTCCAATGAAAATTCGCGTTCCGTCATTTGTTCGACACCGCAACGACAACCCCAATCATTTGGCGGATAAAATCGACGCCAAAACAAATCATTGACCGGTCGAACGATCCCGTCCAAAATGACGTGTTCGTCGCGAACGCGTTGATCGCCCGTCGTGACGTATTTCAACGCCGGAAACACGTCCGCGTTGCGTGTAATGTCCAGCCAACGACGACCGGACAACGCTTGGTTGTGTGACATTTTGAATTCCGTCAATAACCAATCCTTGTTGTATGTATCGAATATTTTTCCGGCGGATTCTTTGAAATCGGCGAACGATTGTTTCGTTCCGTCTTTGAAAACTTCGCGCGTCATGTCAACGACCTGTTGGTGTGTTTTTGCGCCGGAAAAGATCGCGACGTTGTGATTGAAATGTTCCAACAAGTCCAATTCGCGCGATCCGGTTGAAAACGTCAACGCGTCGTCGATCCCGAACGAAAAACCGTCGATCACGCCGGACATAAGTCGTTTGTGTATTTCTTTGTATAGATCAACCGGCAATTTCGCCGGCGAAACCGATCCGTCGTAAACGTCGGCAATGTGTTTTTCGATTTCCGCGTCCGACCATTGTGTCACGTCCATTTTCGAAAAATTTATTTGTGTTGATGTCCGTCGTGACTGTGTAACAATTCCGCGTAAAGTTCGGACACCTTATTCATTACGGACGGAATCGGCGTTGCCGATGTTTGACGGACGATTGAATCGTCCGGTTGTAATCCGATCAAATCACGAATTTCGTTGACCGTCATTGATTCCAATATTTTGTTTGCGACCAACGGCGACATTGATTGAAGTGACGACGCGATATTGTTTTCACCTTGAATTTTCATTCGGTGACCGGCGTTGATTCCAATATTGTGTTTTACCAGTTTCGGAAACACGACATCGTTCACGAATTCGACCATTTTTTCGATATACGATTCGACGATGTCGTCCAAAATCGAATCGTGAACGTTTGCAGATCCGGCGAACGCTTTTTCGTCCGTCGTTCCGGTTTGCCCCAAAATCAATTTCGAAACCTGTTGGTCGACTTGTTTCGCGAATTCGTTGAACACATTGAACGCGTCACCTTTTGACGTTTCAATGAATTCGATCACGTCGGACGGATCGAATACGCCGTATGCCATTGAACCCATTTTCGACAACATTTCGTCCATATTCGCATACTTTCGCGGATCACGAATGTCGGTTTTTCCGATCCGAATCGGCGATCCAAATATTTCCGCGTATTCCGACCAAGCGGACAACACGGCGCGTTTTTGAATGATCAACGGCGACGCCTTGTGTAGCAATCCCAATGTTCCAGAATCGGCGAAAACAAGCCAATCCGCGTACGGATCGGCGTCGATTTCGATCGCGTCTTTTAGTTCGAAAACTTTTCGTTTCACGACGCGCAATTCCGGAACAACGTTTTCGCGCGGAACGTATTCGATTTGAAATTTTCCGTTGACGATGTCGCCCAATTGAACCAGCGTGAAACCGTAAAATTCGGCGTCAACAAATGATTCCAATATTTTCCGAAACCAGCCGGCGCGCAAAACATCGGAAACCTTTTCGTCAACCTTGTCGCCGGTGTAAATTTTCCACGACGCGTCGACGATCTTCAATTTCAGCGTTGTCATAACGGCGGACAAATGTGGATCGACAACGACGTTGTTATAAATTCGAATAAGTTCGGCGCGATTCGGCGCGATAATGGATTCGGCGTTCGTTGTTGCGTCCGTCCAATCCTTTATTTGCGATCGCGAACGAACCAATTGTGTCCGGATCAGTTTAGTCAAGACGCGTGAATCGTTGGCGACCGGTTTGTCGGCGTTTTGCGCGCGACCAAAGTTGAATTCGAAGTTTC